TAGCCGAGGAGGCAAAGGAAAACGATGACCTTAGAAAGCGTAACACCCTTGGGATGGGAGAGGTTAAAGAGTTCATATCGACTTGGTTCGGAGCAATCCGCAACCTAATGGACGCTATGCCATCCTCCCTTTCAGCCCGAGCCAATCCATCAGACCCAGAGTGTGCAAAGGTAGCGATTCAAGAAGGCGTAGATCAAATTTTCATCACCATACAAAAAGCAGAAGGAGCATTTAAATGATATTAGCATTAAAAATAGCCGTGGGGATAGTGCTTGCAGTCGTAATTCTCAATGTGGCGTTCTGGGGTTTCATCATCCTCATCTACCTGCTCACCACCTTGCTTGAGTGTATTGGGAAATGGATTAACAAGTGAACGAGTGCTTCCTTCTTTTGCTGGTTGCCATATCAATCCTTGGCCTTAGCCTTTCAAAATTCGACGAATGAAACGCTCCCCCTTAAAACGCAAGACCCCGCTACGCCGAGTCTCTAAAAAGCGGAAGCTACAAAACGATGTGTACAAGGAAGTGCGGGTGAAGTTCTTAACCCTCAACCCGCTTTGCCAAGTATGCTCTAGCGTAGCCAGCCAAGTTCATCATAGGCGGGGGAGATTCGGGGACAGGCTCAATGAGTCGGAGTTCTTCTTGGCGGTGTGCTTTGATTGCCACCACAAGATTCACATGAACCCAGCGTGGGCTTATGCAAAAGATTATATGGTGAACAGATGAATACGCTTCAAGAAATTAACGAATTTACAAGGGAACTATTTAAGCCAAGGGAACATCTTTCGATTCCAGAGTGGGCAGAGAAAAACCTTACACTATCGGCGAGGGTGACGAACATTCCGGGTGCGTACTCAACCAACCTCACCCCCTATGTGAGAGAACCCCTTGAGGCTTTCGGAGATGATTCAGTTCGGCGGGTGTGCCTAGTTTGGGGAGCGCAGACATCCAAGACTACAACCATTCTCGCTGGCCTAGCCTATCGACTAGCCGAGCGGCCTTGTCCTGCCTTATGGGTGATGCCCTCCGAGGCTCTTGCAAGATCGTTCTCCGAAACTAGATGGCTACCGATGATTGATGACTGCCCAGCCCTTGCCAAAGAAAAGCCCGACAACACGGACAAGATCAAGATTCTGGAACAGCATTTTAGAAAGATGAGTCTTTGGTTTGTGGGAAGTAACAGCCCAGCCAATCTTGCCTCTCGTAGCGTTTCCCTTTTGATGCTCGATGAGGTGGACAAATACCCAGAAGCAGGGTCAAGCAAAACAGAGGCGGGAGCGTTGCAGTTAGCAGAGGCCAGAGTTAGCACCTACCCGAACCACCTAATCATAACTACCAGTACGCCAACCACGGCAGATAGTACGATATGGAGCGAATGGCTTAAAGGGGATATGCGGTTCTTCTTTGTGCCTTGTCCGCATTGTGGATTGAAACAGAAACTTATCTGGGGACAGATCAAGTGGGACGATAAAGCAAAGCTAGAGGATAGCGTCTATGACTTCGCCCTAGTAAAATCCTCAGCCTATTACGAGTGTGAAGGATGCAAGAAACCAATCACCGATGGACAAAAAACCGCTATGCTTCGAGGAGGCGAGTGGAGGGCAACCAATCCCAACGGAGAACCAGCTAGACGCTCCTATCACCTCAATGGTTTGTATGCCCCGTGGGTAACATTCGGGAGCTTGGCAGTTAAGTTTCTTCAAGACAAATATGCTGGAATCGTGGGCTTACAAGATTTTATCAATCGAGTCTTGGACGAGCCTTGGTTAGAACACGAACAGGAACGAATCGAGATCAAGGCGGGAGGCTACAAGATGGGAGAAGTTAGGGAGGGTGAGAAGTGCGTGATGAGCGTCGATGTGCAGGAGTCTGGTGGCTTTCATACTTGGGTACTGGTTCGAGCGTATAACGATGAAGGCAAATCTAGGATGGTGTGGGCTGGCCGCCTTGAAACTTGGGGAGACATCGAAGCAAAGGCAGACGAGTTTAAGGTGCTACCGAAAATGGTCTTTATAGATTCGGGCGATCAAACCAGAGATGTATATTATCAATGTTGCTTGCACGGCTGGATTGCCTTGGTTGGTTCAGATCGCTCCTCCTTCTCGGAGATTGTGAACGAGAAGAAAGTCACCCGACCCTTTGCAAGAATCTCTAATGGAGACCCCTTATCGGGTAAGGCAGGGCAATCTAGGATTGGGTGGAAGTGGAGGCTATGTCCAGTTTGGCGGTGGTCTAACCCTAGCATAAAAGACATATTCTCGAATCTCCTCCACTCAGACGGATTCGTGGCCGATGACGCTCCCGAGGTTTGGCACACGCATATCAGAGCAGAGGTAAAGGTGGCGGTGAAGAATCCGCTAACTGGAAGGACAAGAATGGTGTGGAAGCAGATCGGAAAGCAGAACCACTTACTAGATTGCGAGTGCATGAATATCGTAGGGGCTGGGTTATATAAGCTCTTGCAAGTATCCCCCGCAAGTTTGACAGAGGATGAGGTCAATGGCGAAGGGTGATTTCATTGGGCTACCCTTAGCTACCCTTACTTCTCTTCGTGATAAATATGTCACTTGTCTTGAAGCTATTGCGGTGGCGGGTAGCTCGTATTCGATAGCTGGTCGTTCTTTTTCAAGGGCGAACCTCGGCGAAGTTTCGTCCACCATCGCAGAATTAACGCTTGCTATTGACTCGGTGAATGGCACAAGGATTAGAACAACCTACGCAAAATTTGGCCCGTGAAGAAAATATCCCTTAACCTAATCGACCGAGCCGTGGCCTTGGTCAATCCACAAGCGGGAGTTCAGAGGGCGATTGCAAGGGCAAAGCTGACCCATTTCGATTACGATGCGACCAAGTACAATCGGGAACGCAAAGGCCCAAGCGTGTTGCAGGGGGCAGAGAGTTATCGAACTGGTTATGATCGTATTGAATTGATGAGACGGAGCAGGGACTTGGCCGAGAATGTTGGGCTAGTTCGATCTATCCTAATGAAGTTTGCCTCGCACACGGCGGCGAATGTTTCTTACCAAGCACGAACTAGCGAGCCAGCGGTCAATACAGATGTAGAATCCTTCTGGTCTGAATGGTGGGATAACTGCGACATCTCAACTAGGCATACAGGCTCGACTCTTATGCAAGTTGCGGTGATGTCGATGCTCCGAGATGGTGACTTTCTATTCGTTTTAATCCGAGACAAGAATGGTGATCTTAAACTACAAGGCATTGAAGCAGATCGTCTAGGCAATCCTTTCCAAGTTTACACCTCTAGCGAGTTAATTGGGGGCATCCACATAGATCAAGAAACTGGTGCTCCAACTGCCTACGATATTTTTGCACGGTCAATCGGAAACGCTTACACCTTCCAACAAAAAGTGAGTGCAAGCCAAGCGTTTCACCTGTACGACCCACTCCGCATCGACCAGTACCGAGGAATTTCAGCTTTTCATACTGCAATTAACGATGCACAGGACATATACGATATAATTAATTTCGAGAAAATGTCCGCAAAAGTAGCGAGCTCTCAGAGTGCAATCGTTCTCAGAAACAACAACAACGCTTCCGACTTGAGTGATCTGACCTCCGATACTAATTTTGATAACCAAGCAATCAAGTTAGAGACTATGGAATCGGGCAAGGTCAGTTATCTCGAACCGGGCGAAACGATTCAGTTCCCTGATGGCCCGAACAGACCAAGCGGAGCGTTCGCTGAGTTCCACAAGATTCTACTCCGCAACATTTGCTTAGGCGTGGGCATCCCTTATAGCTTCGCCGTTGACCCCTCGGCTATGAGCGGCCCAACTGCCAGACTAGAAATGCAACAAGCGGGGAGAACTTTCCGAAGATACCAAAAACTCCTAGACGATAAAGTGCTTCGCCCGATTAAGAACATCGTAATTGCCGATGCAGTTGCTAGGGGATTGATCGAGAACAATGCTGGAACGAGAACGACCAAGGGCATCTTTAACTTTGGGGCGAATGTCTCTATTGATTTGGGCAGAGAATCCGCTTCAGCCATCTCCGAGTTCAAGACTGGTCTCCGAACCGCCGCCGACATCTACGCCGAGCGTGGCCAAGACTTCGAGAGCGCAATGAGGCAGAGGGCGATTGAGGCCAAGCTGATTAAGGACTTGGCACAGAAGTATGGTGTAGCCCCAGAAACCATTTCTGATATTGTTACGCCTACGCCCCCTCAGCCACAATTTCCAACACCCGCACCCCAGCCAGTAGCCCCAAAGAAAGACAAGCCAGAAGAAGGCGAGGATGAGGGTGGAGATGATGAGGCTACACCAGAAGATCCGATTGAGCCATCGTCTGAAGAGCTAGAAGTTAAAAAAAAAGATATTGAAGAAGCCCTTGCAAGCTTAGACCCAGCATCAATTAAAATGCTCATACAGGGCATGATGGGTGGTATTGAGTTAGGAAAGTATGATGGGATTGATTTTACACCCCCGCAAGGGGCTAGGGATGCCGCTAAACGAGCCTTAGAGGTGAGAGGCACAAAACCACCCAGCCAACGAGGAATGACCCCCGTGGGAATCGCTAGGGCTAGGGATTTGCAGAATGGGGTTAAGCTATCGCCCGACACCATTAAAAGGATGAAAGCCTTTTTCGATAGGCACGAAGTCGATAAGAAAGGCTCAACATTTGGGGAGCAAGGGAAAGGCTGGCAAGCGTGGAACGGATGGGGCGGGGATGCTGGCTATTCTTGGGCGAAGAAAGTAGTTGGACAGATGGAGTCTAGGGACAAGAAAGAACTAGCCGAACCAGCTTCTTGCCCAATCGCCACGCAAGATGTAAAGACAAACTTGGCCAATAGACAGACAGCCGTGGACGATGCAAACTATGGCCCAGCCAATCCTAACGAACCCAACGAGGACTATTGGAAAGCCAAGGCAGACGAATTTCAAGGGGATGTACCCACAGCAAAGAAGATGCTTTGTGGGAATTGTGCGGCCTTTAACCAAACCAGCAAGCTCCTCGGATGTATCAAGAAGGGCATCGGCGAGGATGCAAACGAAGTAGCGGTGGGTGGCGATCTAGGCTACTGCGAGATTTTTGATTTTAAGTGCGCTTCTAAAAGGACTTGCGATGCGTGGATTGTTGGTGGCCCAATTACAGACAAGAAAGAAGAACTTGCTAGACCACTAGCCCAAACCCCCGCACCTCCCAAGGAACGAATTAAGGGCTCAAAGGAGAATCCAGCTGGAACAGCATCCACAAGAAGCAAGGCTGGGGACATTGATGTTTCGGAACAGAATGAACAAGCCTTGAAAAACAAGATTGCCGAGTTCAAGGACAAACACCCTACAAGGAAAGCTCCTAGCATCGGATCATTAAAGAAGGTGTTTAGAAGGGGAGCAGGGGCTTTCTCAACCAGCTTTAGGCCAACAATTACAGGGGGCAGACCTAACTCACGCAACGCTTGGGCGATGGCCAGAGTCAACAAGTTCTTGAAGATGGCGGGTGGCGGTGAAGTTAAGAAGTCATATAGAGAAGCTGACGGCGATCTTCTTTGACATAAGCTAGGCAGTTATGCCCCTACCAATTCCTAGCGCAGATGAATCAGAGAAAGACTTCGTGTCCCGCTTTATGGCCGATGAAGATATGATTGCCGAATACCCAGACGAAAGCCAAAGGTCAGCGGTTGCCTACTCCACCTATGCCGATGACGAAACCGAAATGGCCTCTGTGTCTATCCTTGAAGTGGGAGAAGCCAAAGGCCACGATCTCTTTGTAGATGCTGTTAGCCTAAGCAAAGCCCTCGATCTAATGAAGCTGGCAAAGAACGGAACGAAAGTGAAGATGAACCACGGCTCGGGACTAGAGGCAGTTGTTGGGTTTGCTAGGAATCCCCGCATTGAAAACAACAAGCTAGTGGCTGATCTACGCTTACTAAAAAGCTCTCCCCACTATAGTCTTATCAAAGAGATGGCCTCGGAAGCCCCCGACCAGTTCGGCGTTTCCCTAGCCTTTGTGAACGAGAGCGAGACGATTGATGGCAAGGACTACATCAGACCCCAGAGCATCGCCTCGGCTGATCTTGTTTCCTCGCCAGCGGCTACAAACGGACTCTTTGAGGAAATGGTGAAGTTTATGGAAAAGCTAGGATATGTTAGCGGAGGCAAGACTATCCCTGCGGTAGTCAAAGAAGCAGTAGAGGAAGCACCACTTGACAAAAAGGATAAAACTAATATGGATGACCAATACAAGAAAGATGTCGAGGACATTAAAGTCCGCCTAGAGGCTCTCGAAGCCGCTATGAAACCCAAAGAAGAAATGAAGAAAGAGGAGATGGCTTCTGATAAGCCCTCCGAAACTCCTGCTCCCGAAGTCTCCGTTGAGGTTGAACCCTCCGAAGATAAGAAGGACGAAGAGATGAGTGCGGTGGTGAAAAAAGTGCTGACTGAGTTTGGCATTAAGCCCATTCCCGCCTCGCCCTCCATTGAAGTTCCTTCCGAAAAGAAAGACGAACCCAAGAATTTTGAAGCACTCGTGGCCGCCCATAGCGATTACGGAACTTCTAAGCTCAAGGCCATGAAAGCCGTGATGCTCTCAAACCCCAAAGAATACACCGAGGCTTTGACTCGTGGTATTTTCAAACTCTAAAAAGAAAGATTAAATAATATGGCAACTAATATCGACGGCGGTGCAGTTCGCACCTTTACTTTTTCTGCTACTGCGATCTGTGCTTATCGCTTAGTGGAAATTCATACTGACGGCACGGCTCGTGCGGCTGTCTCTGGCTCGGCTCGTTGTGTCGGCTCCACTCTTCAAGATGTGGCCGCCTCTGATGTCGGTTCAGTTAAACTCTTTTACCCAACCTTCTTCGCTAATTGCGAAACGGCTATTGCTATTGGTGGCTTGGTTGCCACGACTGGCGGTGGTCTTGTGACAACTGCGGCGGCCAATCTTGGCATCGTCGGAGTTGCCCTTGAAGGTGGAGCGGCAGATGCGGTTGTTGAAATCGCAGTTCCTCTCACCCAGTAATTTAACCTAACAAAGAAAGACTAAAACTATATGGCATTTATTAACGGCGGTGCAACTATTCGGGCAGACATCAGCCAAGCGTTGATCGAAGCTCCTCAAGCGGATGTGGGTTTAATCGGAGCGCAACTGCTCCCCATTCAAAATGTTGATGCGAAAGCGGGAACATATTTGAAGGTGCAGTTGGCGGCTGGTGAACTCCTCAGCAACAATGTTCTTAATCGTGAAAGCGGTTCGAACTACAGCAGGGGAATTCGTTCTTTTAGCTCGGCAAATTATGTAACGAGCGAATTCGGACTTGAGGAACTCGTTCCGGATGACGCTTCTGCTGACTTAAACAGGTTTTTTTCGTATGAAAGCGAAACAGCGAAGTTCTTGCTTCGTCAGTTGAAGCTCTCGCACGAGAAGCGTGTGAATGATGTTGTGTGGGCGAGTTCGACTCCCTTCACTATTGCCGATCAAACCCCTGCCGTTAACTACACACAAGCCCTTGTTGCAACTTGCGACATCGCTCGTGATGTCGCTACCGCCAAGCTCGCCCTCGCTCAGTATGGTTACGAAGCGAATTGCGTTGCGATGTCGGCAAATGTGTTCGAGTTGATTCGTCGCTCGACCCTCTTGCAGAATCAGTTCTTCGGAGTGATTTCTAGCACGGGTGCTCGCTTGCTCTCCGAGTCGGAGATTGCGGCGGCTCTCGGTGTGCAGAACCTCCTCGTAGGTCGTGCGGCAATTAACACCGCTGGCAAGAACAAATCGTATACCGGTTCGTTCGTTGTCTCCTCAGCGAAAATCGTGGTCGGCCAAGTCTCTGGTGGTGAGTTCACCGCTGGTGGAATGGGACGCACCTTGGTTTGGACTGGCGATGCGGCTGGTGGATTCGTCTCAGAGAGCTATCGTGACGAAGCTCGCCGTAGCCAAGTGCTCCGGGTGAGAATGAACACAGACGAGGTAATTATTGACCCCAATGCGGCAGTCAGAATTACCACAAACTTCGCATAAAGATTGGTGGTTGATTCCTTGAGAAGGGGGGAGCGGGTGAAAGCCTACTCCCCCCTTTTCTTTTGACATCCTTATGAACTAAAATCCTCAACCCGAAATCCCCTTGAAATATCCTCTTTCTGTTTATCTTATAGCTGGCAATGAAGAAGCCTACATCCAGCGTTGCATTGAATCATTTAAGCCCATCTCAAAAGAAATTGTTGTATGTATGGCTAGGGGGTCAGTTACGCCCGATAAGACGGAAGAGATTGCACTTTCTCTCGGTGCTAGAGTCGTTCATTACCAGAATAAAAGAACTGATTGGGAACATATAGACGATTTTGCAACGGCTCGAAATACTGCGCTAGAGGCTTGTGAATGTGAGTGGGCATTATGGGTAGATGCTGATGATGTGATGGCCGAGGGTGGGGAGAAGGTGATCGAGGAGGCCATTGCCCTAGCGATAGAGAAAGACGCTCACCTAGTGGCGTTAAAGTACAATGTGGATAATGCTGGCCTAATCCCACTCCGAGAAGAAATAAGCAAGAAGGGAACTTGTTATTGGAAGAATCGAGTCCACGAAATGCTTGTCACTAAAGAACCGAACAAGACGATTGGAGTCGATAAGATATTCCGCATCCACAAGCCCGAGGGATACAAGCCCAAAAGTGCCGAAAGGAACTTCAACATATTGGCCGACTCCCTTTCTACTGCCCCGCACTCGCTCTATTACCAAGCCCAAGAATACTTTCTAAGCAACCAGATAGACAAGTGCATTGATTCGAGCATGAGAGCCTTAGCCTTTCCAGAGCTAGAGGATACGCTTCGCTACGATGTGCTTTGCAATCTAGGGAGGATCGTTGGAGATAATGAAAGACTCTCTTGGCTAGGGCAAGCGGTTGGATTGCAACCAGACAGGAGAGAGGCTTATTTTTATATTGCAAACCATTGGGCAGGGAAAGGGAACTGGATAAAAACCTATGGGGCGGCAAGGACAGCGATGGCATTAGCTCGCCCAAAGCTCCACTACTGGAATCTAGTTGAAGCAGTTTACAACTGGCAAGCGATGGACATTTACGAGACAGCCGCAGTTTGTGTAGGGGAGATCGGGGAGGCAGAGAAGATTCGCAAGTTCCGACCCGCCCCCAAGATCAGCGTGATTCACGCCACCCGAGGCCGACACCAGATCGCTTGGCAAAGGAGATGGCAATGGCTCACCCTAGCCCAGAACCCTCTTGAAATTGAGTGGCTGTTTATGGTGGATGAGGATGAGAAGCAAGACTACACCCCGCACCAAGCCATTCGAGTGAATCCCGGTGGGATTGTGAACGCTTGGAACGCAGGGGCAAAAATAGCCAAAGGGGACATCATTATACAAATGTCGGACGATTGGACTCCTCCCCGACATTGGGATGCCCTAATTTCGAACGCTATTGGGGATACAAAGGCAGAGAAGGTGCTTGCGGTATCAGATGGGCTGAGAACCGATAAACTCCTCTGCATGGCGATTTTGACGCAAAATAGACTTAAGAAGCAGGGGCATATGTTCCACCCCGAGTACCAAGAGAGCGATGGTATTTACGGAGACAACGAGCACACGGACAGGGCATACCAAGATCAAGTGATAATCGAAGCTCGACATATTCAATTCAAACATGAGAATCCTATGTTCACAGGGGGCAACCCAGACGAGCAACTTAAAAACCACAACAAGCCAGAGTTCTATGAAAAAGGAAAAGCAATCTATGAAAAACGCAAAGCAAATAATTGGATGTAGGAAAGCTAAAAAGGGAGAGAATACGAAGGGGCTTGGTATGATTACCTTTGGCAAGTCTCGCCCCTGTAAAACTAAGTTTGTCGATGTCGATATTACCTATGACAAAAAGGCAGAAAAAGAGTTGTTCGAGTGCGGGATGCTAGCCTTAAAGAAAGACCCAGAAGCCGTGATTGAGTATGCAATTAAAAAGGCATTACTAGGGCTAGTCAAGAAATGAATGGCTACACAAAACTATCCAGAGGTTACCTTTATCAAGATGTTGTAACTGGTGCTATTCCCTCGTATTCAAAGGAATACTCAGAGCAACGATACGACAAATACGACACAACAAGGCAGATGTCAGAGCTAAGATTTTCCCTATGCCGACAGCTTTTCAAGTTTGATTCAGTCCTAGATTTTGGCTACGGCAACGGCGACTTTCTTTCTGTTTGTGCCGATAATGGCGTTCGTTCGTTTGGCTACGATGTCTCCGACTACCCACTAAAAATGCCAGTCATTAAAGCAAGTTCGCTCCTCATAGATTGCGACCTTGTAACTTTCTTTGATTCAATCGAACACCTAGAGACAAGAAACATATCCAGCTTTTTATCTAAACTTCAAACCACTCAAATCCTAATCTCTGTTCCTTGGTTTCACGATCTTGGGGATGACTGGTTTTATCATTGGAAGCACAGGAGGGAAAACGAACACTTTCACCACTTCACCGCAGGGGGATTGTGCGAGGTTATGGAATCCGCTGGGTTCACCCCTATCTATCACTCCAACCCAGAGGACAAGATACGAAAATCTGATTTGTCCCTGCCTAATATATTAACGATGGCTGGCGTGAGGAATTAGGCGTGGTAAAAACAATCAAGTATTCACAGAGGCTTGGGGATATTCTTTTATGCCTACCCGCCGCTAAGTTTCTAGCCGATCAAGGCCACGAGGTTTTCTTTGATTGCTTGCCCCAATATCATTCCGTCTTTGATCTTGTCTCCTATGTAAAAGCAGGGAGCAAGGGAGACATCATTGACCTTGAGATATGGCCTAACAAATACGAGGAATACCGAAAGAGCAAAAAGACTTGGATGGACTTCGTTTATAGCCACCCCGAGATCAAGGGAGCAGACAAGACAAACATCCTCCTCGACAAGTTGGACGAAAAGGCCGCCGAGGGCTTGCCCGAAACCTACAACCTAGTTGCTCCTTTTGGAATCAGCCAAGGGCACAAGAACAACCCGCTTGAAATTATCACAAGGGCAAGGACTGAGATGGGCAAAGAAAACTTCTATGTTCTATGCCCTCCCGAGATGAAGATTCAAGGACTCGACACCTACACAGCACAATCAGTTGAACAAATGGCAAAAGCTATCCGTGGGGCAGATGTGTTCTGGGCGATCAATAGCACCCCGATTGTCCTAGCCTCAGCGGTAAGGAAGGACAAGAACACCGGATTCTTTCCCCAGAAGAACGAGTGGGAAACAGACAACATTTTCGACTTTGAAGGAATGATAAAACTGGATTGACACTAGGGGTGAGTTTATGGCTGGCTCGATTGACACAACCTATTTCCTTTCCGATCTAAGCGGGATGATAAAAGACCTGCACTCGTCTGTAACTGGATTAGGTTCTAACGCCGTGTGTGCCTCTGTAACCGATCTAACCACGGCAACAGACTTAGACATAGGTGGAGAGATTCTAAGGATAACTCAAAGCCTAGTCGTTCCAGCTTCTTCTATTTCTGCTCCCACGATTGGGATGCTCTGCTCTGTTTCTGGCGTAGAACGAATGGTGGCGGGATTCTCCCAAAGTGTAGATGGAGTTTCCTATACTATCGAACTAGCCGACATAACAACCTAATGGCCTCTATCGAGCGAGAGATTGAGAACGGACTTCTCAACGCAGTTTCTGGCATCGGTGGCCTTAACTTCTTCACGAGCGAGAGGGGAACGGCTCGGACTATGCCCAACATCGTAGTTCAAGCGAGCATCGGAGGGGAAGAACTTGGGCCATTTACAGGAGTATTCAAAACCCCCGCCACCCTTACCTATACCGAAAGAGCCGACACAATCAGCCGAACCGCCTTTGATGCAAAGTTCTTTGATATACTAGAACAACTCTATCGATCACCCGACCTTGCAAGCTATATCACCACGGCAACTAATATCACTTGTTATGTGGCTAGGGTAACTGGGCAAAGCAACGCTATCGAAGCAAGGAATAGAACTTGGAATAGGGCTATAACGCTAGACATTACAGCGAGTGCAAAGAAATGAACCAGACCCCCCAATTTAATGTAGAGGATGCTATCGGAGATTTGCTTGCGGGAATCGCTGGGCTGAATGTCTATACCACAAACCGAACTGGACTCAGACTCTTTCCATTCGTCACAATCTCTGCCTCTGTGAATAGTCAGATGCTAGGCAACTATACAGGGGTGTATGATATGAGCGTTGCGGT